ACGCAGGTCTGTGTCGTATGCCTGTTCCGGATTAAGATCTGTTACCTCAGCTCCAGAGGTACCAGAATCTACACTGGGATCGTAGGTAGGTCTAAATCGGTTAGCCATCTTATCATTGTAGAAGCAGTAAATCGATTATCCCCATGATGCATTCTGCCGCTGGGTTCCTTGATTCTTTTGTTCAGGATGAACTGAAATGCCGTTGTCTTGATGAAGAAGATTTTGGCGCGCCTCTCGCAAATTTTGAGAACGACGTTCCACTGTACGATCAATACAATCGTGGACTAACACTAACCGAACAAGGACTTGAGCGCACCAACCTTGCTCTAGAAGGTGGCGAAAAACGCCCTGGTCTAACAGGCTATATTCCAAGTGCAGAGGATGGCTTGATGATGGGAGCGTCACCAAAACCTAAAGCACTTGTACTGGAGCTTGGTGAGCCCGATGAAGACGAGCTAGAGCTTTCTGCTAAGCGGCGAGGGCTGCGTCGCTAGTCTTTTTGACAATCAAGTTGACCGGGCCATGTGCGGTTGTTTTTAACAAGATTCTCTTCTTTAGTTAATATCTGAAGATTTGTTTCTACGTGCAAACCGCACATGTATTTGTTTTGCAGTGGATATATGTGATCTACTTCATGTTGTATCCCGGTTTCTTTTGTTAGTCGTTCACATTCTTCGTAAATAGCTTTAATGGCAGCAAGGTCAGCCCACGAAGGAAGGGCTTTTAATTGTACTGCTCGTCTTTTTGAATTTAACGCATTTACCGCATTCTTATTATTCTTTTTCCAGTTACTTAAATTCTTTCGCGCTCTTTCTAGATTGTTGTTACGCCACGTTCTGCTGGCCTCTCTTCGTTTTTCTAAATTCTTCTGGCGGTAGTCCCTACAGTAAAGCTTGTTACATTCTAGGCAGCGCTTCAAATGTTTTGGATACTGATGCAGGCCTTTGCGGCATAGCTTAAAACCCGGTAAGATATCCATGTGACCAGTCCTAGTGGTTACCGTGGGTAGAGAGTTCCCGCTCTGCTACCCTTAAATCTTAACAAATTTTATGATGACAAGGGAAGAACGAGGCTCCACAATTCACAACAGCAAAGACGAGTGGTTTGAACCTGTGTCGACACTTGTTGATGTTATGGATTGCCCTGGAGGTGTGTGCCCGGTGCCCTGGGCCACTAAAGAAGAGCCTCCCGTAATCCAAGAAGATATTGTTAATCACCCTGCGCATTATGCGGAAACAGGTGGCATAGAGTGTATTGAAGCAATTGAAGCACAGCTTACTAACGAAGAATACTTAGGTTACCTCCGGGGAAACTGCGTTAAATATCTTTGGCGTTGGCGTCATAAGGGAGGCGTTGTTGATCTAAACAAAGCCTCGTGGTATTTACAACGTCTTATTGAGACACAAAATCAAAACGGTTGAAGATCGTCATCCTCATCCTCGTCGTCGTTATCGCAATATCCGCAGGCGGCGGCGAGTTCTGCTAATTCGAGATCGGTTGGATGATCCCAGTCGATCTCAATATTTTCTGATGACAGGATGTCTTTGATAGCGGTCCATTCCATAAGCCGTTGGTGATAAAGACTCAACAGAGCGAAGTGGAGTTCTTCCCATGTCATCTCCGAAGCTTGCAATTCAGCCTTGCGCATGGCGAACTGAAGTTCAAGTGGAAGTTCAAACTCCCGTGGTTCTACTGAACGCTCCATTCCACTCTGCATGTTTTAGCTGCAATTATTCTAATGCTAGCTGTTAAACAGCAGATCGAGTTCCTCAGACGCAAAGCTGGACCAGATGTCATCCTCAATATCAAACTCATTGGCAAATTTGGAAAGAACATAAGGATTGACCTGTTCTTCCAGAGAACGGATAGCTCTTACTTGGTGGGGAGCAGCGGTGTAATTACGGAAAGCGGAAAGCAAGACCTCTGTTGAGGACCAGGGATTGGCGTCAACTTCAGCAAGGAATAACGCAATTTCTTCTCTGCGTCGATCCACGAGAGAACCAACGACTGTGTGGTACTGATCAAAGATCCACTGTCCCATCTCCTTGGTGGCTTCACAGAAGTCTTCCCGTTCGATGCAATCAATCACGTTGCTGTACAGGAAGGGCTCCCAGCCAATGGAGTGAACAAACGAAATTAAAGCCTGACGCATGCTGTTATCAAGACCCAGGTTCAGCTTGATCAGTTGGGTGTCAATAACAGCAGTTTCGTGGAAGAGATATTCAAGTGCTTTTTCTTTACTGCAGCACTGCCCTCGTTTAACAGGAGAACCATCGGGATAGAACTGAGTCCCATACCCGATGGTGTATGGTTCTTCTCCTGTAGCCGGATCTGGGTACGCCTTTTCGTTAAACCCTTCGTGTTTACGAATTAGGTTAATGGCACGAGAAAGATCCGACATCTGGGTAACTATTATTACCCATACTATACATAATTTTTATTTACCTTGACCACGAAGCTTCTTTTTACCACGTCGCTGTGGACGACTATTTTGTCCTTGCCCAATAGAAGTAGTTTTAGGCTTGCCTTCAATATGAAGAGTGTTTGATTTGGGTTTTGCCATGGTGTTGTGGTGGTAACCAGGGGAATTCTAACTTGTCCTACCACGCCCTGCATGACCAGTAGCCAGCCGTCAACTTACTTTTCTTCTCGTCACAGTTGTGCCTTGCGCGGAAATTCTTGCGTCGTTCGGGGTTGTCTCGTTTGATTTCCATGTTGGCATCACCAAAACGTACGATCTTTTCTTGGCCGTTTTCGCACGCTTTCACTACTGACTTTTTACCGCCTTGAATATCGCGACGCGGCTTGTTGCATTCCATCTTGTCCTTTGCAATCTTAGATGCTTTTGCAGCTTTTTTATGTTGCTCAGACATTAATTAAACCCACTAAACATAGATGTGAACTCACCCAGGAATGATTGAGCTGCTTTCGATTTCTTAGGCAGTTCTTCTGTATCCCCTCCAAATATATTAAAATAAGAAGTTTCTTTTGGCTCTGTATCTTCTTCTTGTTCAAACACGTTTTCATCTTCTCCAAGTAAACCAGAGAGATTGGTCAACGCAGAAAAAGGATCTTCCATGTCTGTGGCATCAAATGTTAAGCCTTTATCTGACATGCTCTTTGCAATCAACTCTTGATCAGAACGGTCTACATCAGGCATAAAATCGGAGTAAAAATCGTCTTCAGTACCTCCATAGCCAGCGTTTTTAAAGATGTTATAAAGAGCGGTCTGTCCTTTTTCGGGCTCTTTTTTATCTTCTTCTCTTTCAATGTAGGTGACGCCAAGTTTTTCTTGCGTCAAATCCTCTTTTGCTTCGTTCAGATATTTTATATTTTCGCGTATCTGTTTTGCTTCTTCTGTTCTAAAAGACTCAATCAAGTAGTCTTTTACCTGTTGAATATCTTCCGTATAATCTAAACCTAGTTGATTAAGAACTTTTTCCCATTCTTCTTTATTTTTTGAAGGGTCTACAGATTCAAGTAAATAATCTGCATACTCTTCTGGAGTGACAAACTGCATAAAACTTGCATCTCCATACAGCTGTTTTCTAAGGGCAAGTTCAGCACCAAAATCTGTAATTTGTTTTTTAAGCTCCTCTGTAGGAAGAATATCCTCTGCTGGATCAAAATTAAAAGGCTTTCCATTCTCGTCTGTTTGCAAAAATCTTCCTTTCACCTGATAATGTAAACGAGCAAAAGCCTCGGGATCATTTGCAAAGTCCCCATCCAGGCCATAGCGGTATGCTTCAACAGCCCAATTAATCCCATCTGAACCCACGTTTCCTTCTTTTGCGTTTGCAAAATCTTGAGCAACAGATGCTTTTTGCAATTCATATTGCGCTCTTTTTTCCGTACTAATTTCTTTCGTGTTATTGCTAATGGGGTCAAAATAAAAAGAAGCGTTGAAATCTTGAACTGCTTTTTCAGATTGTTTAATCAAGTCAATAAAACTTTTTGCTTTTAAATCTGCAATTTGCTTAAGCTTATTGACAACTGTTTGTGACTGGAAGATATTTTGCTCTTCTTCTTTTACATCTAAATAACTAATAAACTCATCCATGGACTTTGACTGATCAAAGCGAGGTTTTAAATAATTGTTGATAAAAGAAGACACGAATTCTTTTTGTGATTCAAGATTGATATTGAACATAATCTTTTTAAAATCTTCTATGTTGTTCACATCCAAGGGATTACCGACCTCTCCGTAACGTTCTGCTATATCTAAATACAGAGGCTTTGTTTTATCTGCTGATTCGTCTTTGTTGTAATTTTCTATTTCTTGTTTTGCTAGATCTTGATATTGTTTAATTTGTTCGTCTGTGTACTCAGCAATATCATATTGATAGTTTTCATACCTTTTCAACAAGGTATCTTCAAACCATTTTTGCCAATTATAAAGAGTTGAGTTAGAAGAAACTCCTGTTATTTTTTCAATACTTTTTTGCACATCACTTTTGTAATCAGCTTTATCGCCAAGCATAGCAAGGATGCCCCCAACTCCTGTGTCACCTAATATTGAATCAGCAAGCGTTGAATTGACGGATAGAACTTCGTTGTACCCAGGGAGATTTTTCATCAAACTTAAATTAGCTTCCTTAGCTTTAGCCTTCTTAAGTTCATTAATACTTGTCTTGAGAACGTCTTGAGCAAGTGAGCCTAGCTGCTTTTCTTTTTGTGCATCAGCAGCGGAAAGCACTGTAGAAAATTTCTTTTCAAGTAAAGTATCAACTTCTTCTTCATTAATTAACGCACCTGTTTCGTCGTATTGCGGAGTAGAAAAAATAATGCGCTCTTCTCCAGGGGGGCCTGAAATGCCTAGCACCTGATCTCGATAACTCTGTCTTTCAACGTCTGTCAGCCTTTCTTGGTAGCCCCCAGCTCCTGTTGAGGATAGCCACGCTTCTTTTGCTTCTGGCAACACATCATTTCCACGCTCACCTGCTTGCCTCCCTTGTGTCGTGTAGTGCCAGTGCAAATAAGAATCTTGGCTATAACGACCGACGATATCCAGATCAGGCAAGGTACGTCCTGCAATAGAAACAGCGTTTTGTGCTGCATTCCATTGATCCGTAGCGGTTTTACCGCTCTCTGTGTTTAAACGGTAATAATCTGCATCAAAGCCGCCCACCAAAGGTTGAGCACCTAGTGCAACTGGGTCCCATGTCGTCAGTTTATTTTGAATGTAGTCTTCATCAAAAGATTCAATTGCTTTATCAATAAAGGAATCATATTCTTCTTGAGAAAGTAATCCTGTATTTTTTAACGATTCCAGAGAAGATGTGTCTAAATTTCTAAGAGTTGAAGCGTAACTTCCTTCTTTCGCTAAACTTAATTTGTTTGCAGTGCTTTTACTCCATTCATTTATTGTTTGATTTTTACTATTTAGGTTCTTATTTGTTTGGTTGGTTTCATCAGCCAATGCCTGCGCTGTGTTTGTATTGTATTGATTGGCTGCTGTGTTTCTATTTGTACTTTGTGTTTGGTTGTACGCGTCTGCAGCCTCCTGCCTACGCACTAAATCATTTTGATTTTCAGTTGCATTTGAACGTAGTGTATTGAGTTCGCCTGTTAGCCTTTCTTTTTGATTATCTGATAACTTATCAACAAGATTCCCTAGCTGTTCTCTTAGTGTTCCATTATTGCTAATCTGTTTATCATTCCACTTGTTACCTGTTTTTTTACTCCAGCTAAAATCGATTACCTTTCCTCCGTCAACTTTTACCCAAAATTTAGTAGAAGTGTTTCGGTTTGCCGGATAAGTACCTGAAAAATCTCCTGCATTTTTATAGGGGTAGTTTGCCGCAAAATCACTTGCAGCAGCAGGAGTAAACGCAGATGCAAAATCTGCAGCCGAATAATCAGTCCGTGCATTTGTAGGAAACGTCTCTGCTTGCCAGCCTCCTTCTTGTGTCCAATAAGCCATTGCCTAGCACTCACCAAAAATAAAAACAGATTCTTGTTTGATCCAGGCTTCAATCCTATCAAGAGTTTTGGCAGAAAAGAAAGTTTGTTTTCCAAACCAACTCTTCATATCTTCTGATCCTTTGTGCGCGTTACAACGGCGGCAACAAGGAAGGAGATTATGACGGTTGGAAGAACCTGACTTAAACCTTGGCACGATGTGGTCCAGGCTTGTGGCAGTATCTCCACAATAACCACACTTATGATCCCAGGCTTGATATATACTTTCTCTAAAACGTTTCTTGGCAAGTTTTGGTGTTAATTCAACTAGCAGGGCGAGGGGCTCGTGCTCGTTGCAAAACATGCTCTTCAATTGCCGTTAATTTATTCTAATTTCCC